GTTATCTGTTTCTGCTATGTCCTTTCCAATGTATTCCTCGCATTTATGAGTAGCAGCCTTGATAAGATTTCTGATATAATCATCATCTTTATCCCAGTTATCATCTATACGCAAATGTCTTTTAGCCTCATCAAGAGATACAGGATAATAGGTTTTAGTTTTAGTAGGTCTTTCGTACATCTTAAATTCTTATTTTAAATAAAAAAGGATGGATGAATTATCACCCATCCATTTCGTTATAGAATGAAAAATCTGATTACATACCTGCGGATACGTCAGCGATAACTACGCTCTGAGGAGAAGCGAATCCGTTATCATTAAGCTGAAGAACCTGATATTCAATCTTGCCTGATTTCTTAGCTGTATACTGGTCGATTATTAATTCTCTTCCACCCCAGAATCCAATGTGGCCATCAACTGCATCAAGAAGATAAATCTTATTGTCTGCAATGTTAGGATGAATTGCTACTGGAATTCCATTAAGTTCTCCATTTTCAAGAGCATACTTAATACCATCTGAACCTATATTAAGTTTCTTTAGGTAGTTAGCTGTCTTCTTGTTCATGAAGTAAGCTGGTCTCTGCATTGAAACAGTAATAGAAGCATCCATATTAAGGATATTATTGAAAGATAGTGATGAAGTGTTGATTGTAGAAACTCTTGTTGGATGGTCAGCAGCTATCTGAGTAAAGAGGTCTTCAATAATCTTTTCTCCCATTGCAAAATCAATCTTCTGAAGCATTCCTGCAAGTAAGTTATCATTTGTCTGGTTTAAGAATTGTCTTGAAACTCCAAAGTATGCTCCAAGTGTTCTTGGTGCTAATACAACATCTGATATAAGAATAGCAGCTGTAGAAGTGTCATATCCTTCTCCAGCATATCCAACTGTAGCAGATGAAATAGAAGGAAGAACATAATTACCAGTTAGGCCTTCATCAAATGTGAATCCCCATTGACGTAACCATTCAAGACCACCAGCAGTTTTAACTGTAGGAGCACCAACAGTTTTGTTAATTATGTCTGTGTTAGAGCTTGAAAGCCAAGGATCAGCTCTTAATTCTTCAGGAATTATAAGTCCACCATTTTGTCCCCTGAACTCATCATCGAAAGATTTGTTCATAGAAAAGTTCCTAAGAGCTTCAACCCATCTGTCAAGATAGCTTCTTTTATCTTCTTCCTTTTCTATTTCATTAGATCTTTCAATCTCAAGAATGTTAGCTTTTTCGATAAGCTCCATTCTCTTAATGTCAGCATCAAGTGCTTTAATCTCATCGGCAATAGCATCAATACGGTTTCTTACCTCATCAGTTATGGTTTCTACTTTTGCATAACTCCTTAACTCTTCGGAAAGTTCGTTTCTTTTTAGTTTTAAATCGTTTAATTTCATGATTTATAAATTATTTTCAATTTGAATAATTTTGATTTTCATCATTATTTTTTCTCTTTCGAGATCTATATCTTTTTGGGTTTTTTCTTCTTTCTCCTTATATATATCTGCAAGTTCCCTTGCTCCTACAGATGTTTCTGGATATGCTGCATAAGTAACTGCACTTACATCTCGTAAATCCTGAACCCTATCGATTATTCTTAGTGGAATTTCCCCATCGATAGTTTCCCATCTGTAATCGTTTTCTGCCACTCTAAAGGCAAAGGAGTTTTCGAAGATATCACCTCTTTTTATCCTGAGCCAGAGATTTTTGGCATCAGTATCATTAAAGTCAATCTCAGCTCTGAAGAATAAGCCCTTATCATCCTGGGATAGTGTTAGAGTTCCTGAAACTGTGCGAGCAAGAACTGTATCCTTATTATGATTAAAAGTAAAGATTACGTCAAGCCCTTCTCTGTTCAAGACCTCTGTGAATGCACCTGGATTGATCTCCTCATAGAAGAGTTCGCCTCTTTCAAGTATAAGTTTGCTCCTTACACCGAAAACGCTTGCATATCCTTCAATGAAATGTTTCCCATCATTTTCTAACGCTCTGAATCCATATTCGCTGGAATTGAAATATCTTCTTTCGAAATTCATATATTTCGATTTATTTTATCTTACATATTATATATCATTGCCTGTCGAAGTATCTGCAACAGGAGATAAGTTATTTGATGGGAAATAGTGAACATCTCCTCCTTCATAAAGAGGAAGCCCTTCAAATGCTGCTATTTGATTACCAGTAAGAACTCCCATTGATTGCATGTCCTTATAGTATTGGGTCTTAGTTCTTAGATCCGTTTCAATTAATGCCTGAAGAACAAATTCTATACTCTTTCCATTTTCTCTTTCTTCCTGAGTTAGAAGCTTAAATTCCAGCTCCTGTCTGTACATACGAGTAATTGGTCCTAATCCAAATGTCTTAAAGTTAAGAGTAAGTTCTTCTATATTTTTGAAAGTTCCTGTTTCAAGTCCAACAAAGTGAGGAGGTACATCATAGAAAGCTGCAATCTGCTGAGCATCATATTTGCTTCCTGCAAGAAACTCAGCATCAACTATGTTCATATCGAGTTGCTGGATTTCTGTAAAAGGAGGAAGAGTTGCTATTGTTCCAGCATTAGCAGGCCCTACGTTTTTATCCTTGAACTGTTTCATTGCCTCATTGAAAGGCTTTAAGAAGTTAGCATCCGGAACGTTACTCTTTAGGAATGCTGGTACGAATGCGTTATTCTCATAATAGGAATCCTGAACATTCTTACTTTTATATAGAGTACTCATGTTCATTCTCTGGGCCTCTATAGGGTTCATTCCCCATATTCCATTCTTGGATACCATACGAAAGTGGAGCATATCATTAGCATTAACAACCACCTTCTTAGTCTTATTATCTTTATCCCCTTCAAGCTTCTTGTAATAGGTATAGTATAATTGACCTCTTACTATTTTATATCCTTCAACCTGAGATGAAGGTATAAGCTCCAGCTTTATAGCTCTTCCAGAAAGAGGATCTCTTATAATTCTTGCAAACGAGTTTCCCCTTAGATTCCTATTATATTCGAGAGCAGCAAAGAATGCTTGTGATGTAATTATACCATCAGGTGTATAATGAAGAAGTCTCTGCCTATAATCGGTCCTGTCTATTTCGTTGCCAAGTGATGTTTTCTGATAGACATTAATAGGAAGACGAGATATGTTGTCTGCGAGGACCTTGCAGCATTTAACTGCTACACCTATCTTTTCAGCATCTGATAATTGAAATTGATTCTTTTTAACACCAAGCATCAATGGTTCTGCTATTTGTTCAGTCCATTCAGATTCTGTCCCCATCCAGACCCTTGGCACTCCTGAAAAGAGATCTCTAATTGAATCTAACATCTTACAGTTTTTATTTTATATTTTATATATCTTTATTTTAAGAGTATATCGAGATATCGAATTTTTCATCTTTCTTATCAAGAAATGCCCCTATACTCATAGTGAGAGATACAACACCATCTACGCTATCTAAGCTCTTGTTCTTTATAATCTTGATATTATTATTTCCGTCAATATATAGCACAACATTACGAAAGTTCCAAAGCATAACAGGGTTCTTATCCCCATACCACTTACCATCATATATTAGCTTCTCGAGGTATTTTAACGGTTCATTAAATCTCTTAGCTGTCTGATCAAAACTCTCGCATACAATTCCAAGCTCTTGCTGAACACGAGGTATAAGCATTGCAGAATTGAACTTATCATAATAGAGACATTCTATATTATAATCTTCTCTTAACATTGATATGTATTTAAAAAGAAGATCATAGTCTATTGTGCTCGTTTTGCTCTCTATGATCAGTCCTTCTCTTATCCACGGAAGTAGATCTATCCCATTCTTACGTATTCTCTTAGATGGATTGTTTGCTGTAAAGAATATAGTTTTTGTATAGATCTTATCATCCTCTGGGAATGATAATGATAGAGCTGTAAGGTCTCTTGTAGACGATAGGTCTATTCCTGCATAACATGTCTTACCTTTAAATCTATCCCAATCTATAGAGTCCCTAAATCGAGCTCTAAGTATTTCATCTGCTATCCATTGCTCTCCTTCATTAGTAAAGATATTAAGGTTCTTAGTAAGGAAGTTGTTCAACTGGGTTGGAAGGTTCTTACTCTGATTATACTCTATAAGTAAGTCGTCCAAATCTATGGTCTCTCCTATAGAAGGGTTTGCTTTTATCCAGCACTCTGGATCCTTCCAGTCGTCTCCATCATCAAGTGTAAATAGCATATAAAAAAATGAATCATCATCTATCTCTCCATTAAGAGTTTTCTTACCTGTTTCAAATAGGTCATAGGCCATCGATGATGTATTAAAACCTGCTGTTGTAATTATGATGATAAGAGGGTTCTCTCGAGCAAGAGTACCAGATTTAATAACATTAAAGATATCATGGTTCCCCATTGCATGACACTCATCTATTAATGCCATGCTTGGAGAGTATCCATCCAACCTATTAGCATTAGATGATAGAATCTTACTGTATCCTCCTTTAGTTCTATCCTTGAATTTAATAAGATATCGCTGAGTCTCCAGCCTCTTTCTTAGTGCAGGACTCTTACCTATTATACCTATCATATAAGAAAGAGCGATAGAAGCCTGTTCACGGGTATTAGCAAGAAGAAGAGATTGCGGATCAGTTACTCCATCAGCCATTAGTCCATATAATTGGAGGGCCGCTGCAAATGTTGTCTTCCCTGATTTTCTTGCAGTAAAGAGATAGGCATACCTGTATCTCCTCTTACCAGATTCCTTCCAATAAAATCCAAAAATATTTAAAACTATGAAAATCTGAAAGGGAAGTGGTATAAATTGTTGATATACATTATCTTTATTAATGCGTAGATACCAGAAGAAAGTAAAGACCTTATTTACCTTATCAGTCTTAAATTCGAGGTCATCTCTTTTAAGGTCCTTTTTATATCTGGCCAATGCAGCCTTGATATATTCATTAGTAATAACTGTACCAGCATCTACCCCATCCATCCATTCTTCGAGTGTTCCCCAAAGATAATTGATATACTGTTCTTTATCCATTAGTTATCCATTAACTAAAGTCAGAATCGAAGCTATCATCCACTTCTGAGGTTAGATTCCAGCTTCTTCTATCAAGAGGAGATATGTTGAGTTTCGTATAAAGAGTGTTGATGTTCTTTAGACATGTATCATATACACTGAACAGAGGATTCTTCTGGTAGTAAGGATCACGATCTCCTCGAGCTATATTAATCATGAGTCCGTGTTCTTCGATACCATCTTTAGCTTTCTGCAGCATTTCGAAATTATAAATGAGCTCGTCAATTAGAGGTTGATCACTCTCCTTATACTGAGGTCCCAATAATTCAATTATTAAAGTTTTAAGATTATTCTTCATATATCTATATATTTCCCCTCCATACATCCATCAGCATCCCTGACTCTAAGTTCATGTTATAGAAACTTTCTTACCATATATCAGATTATAGAAACTATCAATATCTTTTAAAATTCCGGAGATATATATACTGACCTATATCTGTTGTTCGTAAGTTGAGTCATTTGGGAATTATTTTTTCCCCCTTA